ACACTTTTAGTTAATTGTAATTGTCCTTCTAATGAAGTATTGCCTGATACTCTTATTGTACCTAAAAAACCTGCTGCACCACTTACTGTAGCTGTAGATAATAAATTAACAGCACCACCTACTGATACTGCTCCTCCAATAGACATTGCTCCTGCTACAGTTGCATGTCCACCTATATTTAAATTACCACTAACAGAAACATTACCTGCAACATCCAGTGTACTACCAAGAGATACTGCACCTGTTATTGTTGTTGTTCCTCCAATAGCAACATTACCACTTACTGATACATCATCTTCAAACTCAGCCTTACCTGTAATATTAGATGTACCACCTATTGATGTGTTACCTGCAACATCTAATGTGCTACCAAGAGATACAGCTCCTGCAATAGTTGCATGACCTCCAATGTTCATATCACCACTAACAGATACATTGCCTTCAAATTCTGCATTACCTGTTATATTAGATGTGCCTCCTATTGAAACATTACCTACGATTGCTGCATTACCAGATACACATACATCACTATCAAATTCTGTTTTGTCTCCAAATGTTTTATTTGTAAATGTTTGTGTTGCTGCTAATCCTGCTAGTGTGTCTGCAGATGCAGGCAATACTAAACTTATATTACCAGAAAATGCAGAATGAGGAGGTGCTTTTACTTCAGCATAATGTGCATTACCTGACTCACAATATAATCTTATTACAGATTCTGAACCAGCATTTTTAACATCTACTATACCACCACCAAGACTTACTGTACCTCCAACAATAGCATTACCAGATACAGAAACATCATCTTCAAATTCTGCTTTACCTGTTGCTAAAAATGTACCTCCTATAGAAGTATTACCATTTACATCTAATGTACTACCTAATGACACTGCTCCAGCTATTGTAGTATGACCTCCAATATTCATATCACCAGATACTGAAACATCTCCTTTAATAGTAACTGTAGAATTAAAGTTTGCAGCACCATTGACACTAACTGTGCTTTGTAAATGTGCAGCACCTACAACTGTAGTAGTACCACTTACATATAAATTACCACCTATAGTAGCATTTGAAACTGATATATTACCTTGAACAACAGCAGTAATGTTACTTAAATTAGAACCATCTCCAAAGAAAGCTGAAGCACACACTTTAGAACTTACATGCACATCTCCTTTAACTGTAACATTACCACCTAATGATACATTACCCCCTACATCAAGTGTGCCAGCAATACTTGCATTACTTGCTACTGTTAAAGTGCTTGCAAGATTAACTGCACCTCCTACAGATACAGTTCCTGCTAATGATGTATTACCTGCTACTGTTAATGTGCTTGCAAGATTAACTGCACCTCCAACACTTAATGCACTTTTTAAATGTGTCTCACCTTCTATAGTTGCAGTAGAGGATACTTTTAATGTACCACCTACTTGTGCATTTGAAACTGATATATTACCTGTAATAGGTATACCTGTAATGTTTGTACCATCACCATAAAATGCAGAGGCACAAACTTTAGAGCTAACATGAACATCACCTTTTACAGTTACATTACCTCCAAGACTTACATTACCTGCAACATCTAATGTACCACCTACAGAGGCATTACCTGAAACTCTAATAGCTCCTAAGAAACCTGCTGTGCCTGATACAGTTGCTGTGCTTAACATATTTACAGCACCACCAACAGATAGTGTACCACCTATCGTTGCATTACCTACAAGAACTGAATCACCACTAATACAAACATCATCATTAAAATCTACTTTATCACCAAATGTTTTATTAGTTAATGTATCAGTAGTAGATGTTCCAACTAATGTTGCTGCACTTGTTGGAAGTGTAATTGTTATATTACCACTAAAAGATGAATGTGGTGGAGCTTGTAAAGCTGCATAATGTGCATTACTATTTTCACAGTATAGTTTTATATTAGATTGTGTGCCTGTATTTTTAACTTGTATCTCACCACCAGATACCATAATATTACCACCAATAGTAACATTACCACCTACAGTTACATTATTAGTAACTATTAAACTAGATACAGATACATCACCTGTAAATACTAATCCTGTTAAATTAGAACCATCACCATAAAAAGCACTAGCACAAACTTTACTATGTGCTTGAAAGTTACCGGCTACAGAAGCATCACCTGATACTCCAAACTTTGCACCCACAAAAGTATTACCAGTAACAGAAAGACTACCATTTATTTGAGCAGCACTTGTAGCTAATTGTAAAGCTGTAGCACTACCATCACCATCTTGTATTGTTACTAAAGAACCTGTAATACCAGTATTAGTAGAAACACCTATTTTTAATAGTTGCTTATACGTATTATTTATTAATCTTCCTGTTAGTGTTGTCATATTGTATCCCAATCTCTACCAATTTGTGTTGAGTCATCATTCCATGTTATATCCACAAGTTGCCATTCTAAATTTCTACCACCATTATCAGGTCTAGCATGTCTTATAGCTGGGTCTTCTCTAACATCTGGAACTCTATTTTGTGGATGATTATGTAAATCATATCGACCATCAAAACATGTTGGACATCTTAGTGTGTTATAGCTAGTTAATCTCATTACTCGTAGTGGATAAACAAAACCACATTCATCACACATTGCTATTGCTCTTTTTTCAGTAGCCATTAAATAATTCTTAATTTAGGTTTAAAAAATATACTTGCTCTTTCTTTATCTTCTTCCATTGCTCTTTGCAATAATTCTTCATAGTTTGCTTTTAATAACTTTAATCTATCACCAGGTATATTAGGTCTTTTTAATCCCATATAATATGCAAGACCTGCAGTAAGACAAGGTAAAAATCTTACTGGAGCATTTGCATTTTGTTGAAATGATTTATCTGTATCTTGTACTTGACGTATTAATTCTACCTGTAGAAGACCAGTTGCATCTGGCACAGGGTATAAAAATATTTTGGGATTAGCTAAATTTCTTTTTACAGTATATTGTGTAGGCCTACCTGTTTGAAATTTATTAGGTATGATGTGATATTCTTCAAATGATTTTCTTTCTAATTTAGTTTCTGCTGATGTGCTGTTTGGTTGAAAAGTTACAACTAAAGCATCTATTGCAGATGAAGCTAAATCATATGTAGTAACACTAGATGATACTGTTACTGTTGTTGTATCTGTATTCCATAATAATACACCTCTATTCTGCCAGTCATTTAACATTAAGTTAATAGAACGTCTAGCAGATTGTGGTTCATGACCTAGTGTTTCTTCACCACCAATCATTTCCATTGCTTCTTGAATTACTTCATCTATATCTAAATTAAAATTATATGTTCCTGATTGTGCCATTAACCTGTCTTTGTTTTATTATGTTGATTTCTAATAGTCTCTTTACCTTTTTTAAAGATGCCAGCTATCTTATGTTTTTTCATAACTTTAGCTCGTTGTTCACCTACAGTTAATATTTGTATTTTTCTAGCAAAAGGTTTTTTAATTTTTTTTACTTTCTTTACAGTATCTCTTGCATCTTTTTCTGTTGCAAACTTTATAGATACTGTATCTTTTGGATTCTCGTCTGTGTATAATCTACGACCAGAACCCTTAGGCTTTTTTCCTGTTCCTACTTTTGGGTCTTTTCTTTTTTTCCGTTTGTTTGACATATTTTTTTACAATCTCCGATTGTCTTTTATGTAATCTAGAGGCTTTTTCTAATTGTCTTGATACTTTTTTTAATTTTCTTACCATGTTATATTCTTGTTGTTGTTTTTTAAATATAAATAATGTTTGATTATTCATGACACACCTCCTAATTAAAGTTAGTGCGTTTCTTCAGTTACCCTACTTCCAACTCAATGAGTCAAACGAATTATATTTTATTTTTTATCCATCTGTATGCTGCATAAACACCTAAACCAAGTATGATATAAAGTATTCCATCAAACCAAGATATATTATGCACTGTATCAATTAACTCAGATGTTATCTTCATGATTTTTTCTTTTTCTTAAATGTTGATACAAATGTAGGTTTTCCACCTACTCCTTGTTTTTTAGCTCTTTTTCTTTTTACTGCAGACCTTCTTTGAGCTGCTGTCATTCTTTTAGCTTTTGCTAATGGAACACATTTAGGATATTTACGTTTACTTCCTTTAGCTTTTTTTCTACCACAAGGTTGAAACTTACCATCTTTTTTTGGTGCTCCTATGTCTACCCATTTTTCTCCTACCCATTTACGTAAACTCATTTCTTTTTCCTACGAGTAGTTTTTCTTTTCTTTTTAGTAGTTTTCTTTTTCTTTTTACCACCAGGTTTTATTTTACCAGAACATACTGCTGATGCATACATATTGGCATAAGCTGATGGGTATACATCAAATTTTCTTTTTGCTGCTGCTTTACCTTTTGGACAAAGCTTTGCCATTACATATTGCCTCTTCTTGCATTTCTACGTGCAGCCATACCAGATAATACAACTTTACCTGCTTTCTTTTTTACTAATCCACCAGCTTTAGCACCATACTTAGTTCTCATTCCCATAGTTCCTTTAGCTGCATATTTAGTTTTCATTTTTCCTGGCATCTTTATTCTCCTTGTATAAATTGTTAAATGTTATTTCAGGGTCAGTATAACTATCATGTATCTCTGCTGCATGTATATGCTGGCTTGGTCTAAAATCAGGTGCACCTTCACCAGTTATCCATAAAGCAGGACTTGTTACTCTAACTCTATTATTAGGTAAAGCTACTATATTACCTGTCCACTTTCCTGCATCTGTTAATTGTATTACATGATTTTGTTTATGTTGTGCAGGACAATCACTAATATCACTATCAGTAAAATCAACAGTAAACATGTAACGACCTTTATAAAATTCGTTATCTATTTTACAAAACCAAGGACTTGCTGTTAATAAATCAAGTTTAACTATACTGTGTGTTCTTGATGAACAGTCCCAAGGTTGTGCTAAATGTGTATCCATTCTTTCTGGTACTTCATCTAATATTTCATCTGCTATTAATGCTGTAATTGGCATTCTTGCCCACATTGCACCACCATGAATATTAGGTTCATCTTCTATTCCAGTAAACATCACTTGAAAACTTAAACATCTATCTGGTATTGTATTAACTGCAAAAGCAATTCCATGTAACAATTCACCATGATAATCTAAATGATTATGTGTAAACTCTTTTCTAACCCAACATTTAAAATGTGGGATATTACTAATTAAGTATGACAGTTAACATCTCCATCTACGTCTTGCTTGTCTTAATCTTGAGTTAGGATTCTTAGCTGCTTTTGGAAACTTTTTCATTTGTCCTGCAGACCTAGCACAAAAACTTCTTCTTCTTGCTGCTCTTTTACCTGTTGGTTTCTTTTCTGTAACAGCAGTTTGTAATTTACTTCCAGGATTTTGTCTTCTATATTTTGCTACACCTTTAGCTGTAAGACCGGCTCCTTTTTTAGTGGGTCTTTTATCTCCACTTTTAATAGACATGCCTTTCATGCCTTTGCCTTTTTTCTTTTTCCTCTCTTTAGGCATTTTAACCTTTTAGATTTTTTACATCTTTGGTACTGGTAGTAAATGATTCACCTTGTGGATATTCTACGTCTGATACAGCTTCGATTGGTCCTTTAGTTTGTGGCCCATTTCTTGCTTTACCATAACCTTGTCCAGTTGGTCTACCTACAATATTATTTAAATCATATTTTTTGATGGTTCTACCTTGACCACCTTCTATAATTGTTTTACCTATAAACTGTCCCATTATTTACTCCTTATAAAATTGTGATACTTCTTTATTACCATCACGAATATTTTTATTTGTGCCACCATATAACTGATAAGACATTCCTCCACCAGCTTTTTTCATAACTTGTCCACCATACATTTTTCCAACAAGTTTATCACCTTGCTTATCTTTTTTAAACTTAACAATTTTTTGTTTTAATTCTGTTGGTAAGGTTTGTTGTTTTTCTGTTAAAAATTTATCTTCACTCATTTTATTGCCTCTTGTTACTTGTAAATTTATATTACTTCTATTAATACTCATTTTGTTTTAATTTTTTTTACTTTAATTTTTTTATTTTTATTTCTTTTAGCTTGTTGTTTTTTTAATTCTTTTTTTATTAAATCAGTATATCTTTTTTGTGTCATAATATCCTCTATTAATCTGCATTCTTAATAACTGGTGTTGGTCCACCTAATTGATTAGCTGGTGTTTGCATATCATCTCTTCTAGTTCTTCTAGCTTGATTACGTAAACCATTAATAGAGTTTTGATATTTTTGTTCCATAGAAGGAACTAAAGAATAGTTTTTCATAAATACCATTGACTCTACCATACATGCATCAAACAAAGCATTATAACAAAACTCGCTAAAATAGTTTGATGTAGTAGCACTTGTGCCTGTTGCACTTGCTAGTGCTAAAGGTCTTTTTGTAACTTGTATTTCACCAGTCAAAGCTGAAGCTGGTGTAGGTACAACATAAATCTCTGTGTTATTTTTCCTTGCATAGTATCTTGGTGTTCCTGTAGATGCACTTGCATGTGGAAAATAATCTATTGCATATTCATATGGTCTCTGTAATAATGTTGTGATATTAGAAGAGACACTTGTTTTGTAATTTACATTACGAACAACTAATGTTCCATCAGGAACAGTAACTATTGGATTGCCTGCAGTAAAAGTAAAGGTAGAATAATTATCTAAACCAGAATCATCTAGTTCTTTCATTAATCTACTCTCTGCTCTTTCTACAATATTAGGTATTTGACTTTCATATTCAGAAGAATCATTTTCAGTAGTATTAATTAAATCTGTTTTTAAAAATGAAAATGAAGGCATGTGTTATCCTACTATTAAAGTTACACCACCATTAGCACCAGGAGATGATACACTTACTGTACCTCTACACCTAATACCTAGTTCTCCTATATAAATATCTGCTTGACCACTTGCAGGAACTTGAAACTTAATCTTGCTACCTTTAGAGTCTTCAATATCAAATGTACCATTAACAGTAGAGAAAGCATGTATTGCTAAAATACGTGTATCACCTTCTGTAGTTACTGCTACACCAGTACCTTGTATAAATTTTGATGTAATGTTTGTTGTCATATTATTTCCTTGATATTAGTATAGGAAGGCAGAGTAACTCATACCTTCCCATAATTTGTATTAGACTCCTGGGTTTCCGAAGTACCCTCTCCAATCAGATACACCAAAAGAATATCTTTCTCTTGCTTTAAATCTGATGTTTCCGGTATCGAAATCAGGTTCCATTTTAGTTTGTAAAGGTGTTCTAACGAACATCTTAGTACCATTAGGTACGTCAGTTTTAATAAAGTACGCATCTGGGTCATTAAATCTTCTGTTCACAAAGAAACCATTAGGCACCATGCCCATGTTTCTTAAACTGTTAATGTCATTGTCTGCACTTCCAGTTGTACCTGGAGTGTTTAAAATAACATCAGCAACGAAGATTAAATCGTTAGGGATGTGTAATGATACTGCTCCTGCTCCTATCAAAATACCTCTATCATCTTTAGTTTTTTGAATCTGAATTAAAGATGTTTCGAGTACAGTTTGAGATAAGTCAGCATCTGTACCATTATTTGCTTTATTGCTCTGATTACCACCTACTACTACAGGGTGAGCTATACTAATAAATGCAGCACCATCACCAATAGCATCAGCTCCGGTATTAAAAGCATTATTGAAAACTTTAGCAGCTTTCTGTTGCTTTGTATTTGCCATTGCTCGTGCTAAACCTTTTGCTCTTAACTTTGAAAAAGTATCATAGAGGTTGTCCTCCATTGCTTCTTCAGTAATTGCAAAAGCTAGTGCGACAGTTTCATTGTTATATCTTGCGACATAACTTTCACTTGCATTATCAAAAGTTACAGCAGCACCTTCTAGTTTAGTTGGTGCAGTACCAAATCCTGTGAAAAGGACTTCCTCTTCAAAAGACCTGTCTGAGTTCTCTATATCATATAGAGGCTCATGTTCGTTATTAACTTCTCCATACTCCATTCCAAAGACTGCATTCAATCCAGGAAGGAGTTCTTTGCTAATACTAGCTCTATTTATTGCCATATTATATTCCTCCTAAATTATTATACAGATGTTGAAACTTGAGCTTTTACAAAATTACTTCTGTGTCCACTTAAGTATACTTCAACGATTGGATATTGGTCAGTGTCAGTTACGTTTCCGTTAATAGAATCGCCATCAATGTCTTTTCTACCAACAACTCTTGCATGTGCACCTATTTCAACAGCAACTCCAACTGGAGCTCCTACTAATCTATAGTTAGATTGACCAGTAATTCTGCTACCAGCATCAGCTGCTGATACAGTTGCAGTATAACTGTTTACGATACCAATCTCGCCGTCTGATAAAGTAGAATCTGCTTGTACAAAATAAGTTTGTGCAGGGTCTGTAATGACATGAAGTTTAACATCAGTAACACATGTTCCACCAGGAAAATATCTAGAAAATTTTGGTTCTCCATTTTCTACATATTGACATCCTTGGAAAACACCAGAAGGCTTCAATGAAGTTGAGGCCAAAGGTGTAATAGTTCCAGCAGTATCAATAACAATCAAATCTCCAGCATAAATGTCGTTTGGAAGAAGTGATACGATACCAATAGCTGAATTTGAAACAGGTTGTACTATCTGTCCATAACCTTCAGTGTTTGGCTGACCATCTCTTTTTCGAGCAGGGAGAAAACCAAATGGATTAAGACTTGTAGCCATAATAATTCTCCTTAAAGAAAAAAAGTTGTTAAAAAATTAATCCTGAAACTTAGGTGCTCTTCCCTTCGTAACAGAACTTTTACTTGTATTACTTACAGGTAAAGGATTATTTTCGCCCATTAATTGTTGATTAACAGCATCCATCATTTCCTTTGACTTGTTTAAGTAATGTTCTTTTTTCGCTTTCAGTTTAAACGTAGGTATCTTACCTAGTGCTAAGTCTCCACGACAGACTACTCCTGTATAGCGACCTTCCTTCCTCACGACAGAAGTTGCTCCCATCTCTGGTACCTCCTCTGGAGTTACAAACTCCCAGCCTTGTTGTTGTTTCTTACCGATATTTTGATAATCTTCTTTATCTTTTAAATCAATACGAAGCCACCCTAAGGACATGCCTGAATTTTTGAACTTCTCTTCAACCTCTTTTGGAATTTGAGTTTGACTAGGTTCTTCAAATACATACTCTGTTTGTGCTCTTTCGTTAGCTTCCCTTACTTGAGAACTACGTGTGTTTACTCGTGTCATTATTTACCTCCACGTTGCATATTTATTGTTGTATAGTCACCTTCAGACTTCGTTACCTTCATCTTTTCGGCAGCATACTGTTCAAGTGGTATTCCCCATTTGCCAGCTAATCTAACATCTTCTTGAGATAGTTTAACTTTCTTTGGGTTAGGAGAGGAACGTGACCCTCCTGCAACTACTTGAGATGGTGATGACGAACCATCATTTCGTTCTGTTGGTGCAGACTCTTCCTTTTGTGTAAATTTATTTGGAAAAGCTGCTCGCATTCTTTTATCAATCTCATCATAAAAATCTTCATCATTAGGACTATATCCTTCATTTTTTAATTCAGCATCTATTGCCAAAGCTGATGCAGTCATGATGTTATCTTGACCAAACCATTCATTGTTAGCTTGCCAATCAACAGCTCTTGGGTCTGGTTTAACAGGTTGTTGTGTTGGTTGTTGTACCTGTTCTTTTTTTTCTGGTTGTTCAGTAAATTTACTTTTTGTTACTGCAACATTTTTTAAATCAGTTTGTGCTTCATTTAATGCTTCTTGTGCTTTTAATAACTTCTCTTTATCTTGTGCTTCAAAAGCATCTGCATATGCATTTCTTGCTAAATCTAATTTATCTTTTAGTTGTTTTTCAGTTGCATCTAAGTTTAATTTACTTACTTTATGAAACTCATTTTCTTTTGTGCTATATGAATTTTTTAATTGTTCATTTTGTTTAATTAGCTCAGCTATTTGTTCGTCTCTTTCTTTTCTTTGACGTATTAACTGTCTAATTCTTTTTTCAGCACCTTTTGTTTGAATGCCATCTAATTCTTTTGGTTCTTCTTTTTGTGGCTCTTCTTTTGTAGGTTCTGGTTTTGGTTCAGGCTTTGCCTCAACTTTTTCTTCGACTTCAAATTCTACTTTTGGTTCTTCTTTTTTTTGAGAGGTATCTACCTCACTCCAATTATCTTCCATATTATCCTCCGTTGTGTACGAAACAAACGTATTACGTACCTCTTATTATTATTATACCACATTTTACAAGAAAATGCAAGTATTATTTACATTTTTGTTAAATTAAATGTAGGGTCTAAATGTGTAGGTTCTTCTACTGTCATAATTACTTGGTCATCAAATAATAATAATAGCTTAATGCCTTTATAAAATAACTTTTGTCCGGCATGTTTACCATAACAAACATAATCATCTACGTTACACCATTGACCATTTGGAAACTTATCTACGTCTTTATAAGCTAAGTCTCCTAGTTTTAAAACTCTACCAACTGTAGTTAAATATGATATATCATCTTTTACTGCATCTGGTAATAATATACCACCTTTTGTTTTTTCCTTAATACTAATAGGTCTTATCAAAACGTGATATCCTGGTAGTTGTGGTAATATATCTGGGTCTAATTTATCATCATCAGATATCCACGAACTATTTTTCATTGCTTTTCCTAAAGCGACTTGTTGCATTAATCATCCTCCATTGTTTGTTTTAATACATTTTTTAATGTTTGTTTGGCCCATTCTATACTTGCAATAGAACCAACTAATTGCCTATAATGAGGATAATCTTCAGCCGAACCATTACCTAATGTTTCTTTTAACTGAGATAGTTCCTCATCATAGGCTTTTAATACTTTATCAAATATTTCCATACATTATGCTGCGAATGCAAAAGCACCTGTGGTAGCATCTGCTGCTCCACCCATCTTTGATGCTATATGCCATGTACCTTTTTCATAACAAATAAAAGCTATCATGCTTCCAGTTGTAAAAAGATTAGTAGCTGCATTAGCAGGAGTGAAAACTAATTGAGTTTCACCTGCTGCAGAAATATCAAATGTTACTTCAGAGCTTCCTCTTGATTCAATAACTGAACCAGTTGCCCAAACATCATCACCTGCTGCATTAAATGTTAAAGTATTTGTTCCACCAGTTGTATCTTTTGCTTGCACATAAACACATACAGAACCTTGTGTTGCTGCAGGTAAAGCTGCTGCACAAGCTGCTCCACCAGTGTAATCAACTACATTTAACGAATTATTAACTAAAGTAATATTTGTAGCAGTGCCTGTATCAGTAAGTGTTAAACCAGTTAAGTCAGGCATACCTGAACTCATTCTAGTTGTTTCAACATCTGAACTTGCATCTCTTGTTGCTATTTGAAAACCTTTGGTAGACCTAACTGGTCCATTAAAAGTTGTGTTTGCCATTTTTCTTCTCCTTTGTTATTTTACTGTCTTGGCTTGTCTGCTAGGTCAGTCAGTAAAAATTAATAATCCCTAGAAAACTATTTATTAATATCTTTTAAAAACTTTAATGCTTCTTTATCTTCTTTTTGTTCTACATCTACTTGTTTCTTTGCAGAATCAAATAATAGCTTTTGTTGTTCTAATTGTAATTTTTCTTCCTCTATAGATAACTTAGTCATTATGTCTAATTGTTTCAAGGCCTCTCTGCTAGTTCTATCATCAACAGCTTTTTGTGATTTAAGTGAAGTGCTAATACCTTTATGTTGTGCATCTAACATTTGTGCTTGACGTTTAATATCTAACTCTTGTGCTTCTATAGATATCTTTGCATTTTCTTTTGCAGCATCTAGTTTTAGTTTTTCTTTTTCTAATTCTACTTTTGCCTGCTCTAATGCAACCAGTTGTTGTTCTGGTGACATAGCCGGACCTTGTTTGTTTGCATTTAATACATCTTGAGCTGCAGCAGCCATCACAGCTTCTATAGCTGTTGGGTTTCTTTGTGCCTCTGGTATTTGCTCTAACATAGCTTGTGTTGTACCATTAATCTGTTCTTGATATTTCATAATAGAATGTTCCTCCT